ATCAGATAGTGTTGCTGATGGGTTAAGTAATAGTATTGATACATTAAAAAGTAGTGTTGAAGAAGTTCCTATACTTGGAAATGCTTTATCTTCAATGATTCCAGAAAAAGCATTGAAAAAACAAATTAGTGAAGCATCCGCAGGATTTACAAGAGGTTTTAGTGTTATGTTCAAACGAGGTCTTACACAAGGTAAAGGATTTATGAAGTCTTTTACTGGTGGTATATCTGCAGGATTTGGTCAAATAAGAAAAGTAATCAAAAAATCTATTCTTGCAAATCCACTCATACTGGCTACTGCGGCAATTGTAGGATTTATGGCTGCAGGTGTAATGGGATTCTCTAAAGTTGAGGGAGCTGCAAAAGCATTTAGACAAGAAACTGGTTT